GTCGTCGTAGAGAGGTACTTAGGCATTGTACACTCCAATCTGCGGGATCAGGTACGTCGGCGAATCGTCGCGTTCTTCGTCAGCGGCCTCCTCGAACAGCGATACCGCCTCGATCTTGTTGTTCTGATGCCGCACCAGACGGTCCTGGGACCACTCCCCGGGCAATTCCGGCATCATCGCCACCGCGAGCGCGTACCGCAGCGCCATGCGCCACCGATCCGGCACATCGATATCAAGCGTCATGTCGCGCCCCAGGTCTTGGATCTGAGCATGCCGCCACACGACGAGTTGGTTCAGGGCGCTGCTCGACGTGGGGTTGATCCACATGCGCGCTTGGTCCCGCTGGCGATCAAGCCAGTATTGGTTCGGCTGCCCCTGCCCCCCCTTGGACGGCAGAGCGGTATAGGTGTCCCGGTTAATCCGAGAGAGTGGCACCTCGGACTGATTGCGCCCGAACACAATCTGCCGCGCGACGATCGTCCCGGTGGACGTTTCGCGGACGCGGAAATATTGAGCGGATTGCGGCTCGTCGATGTCCTTCCAGACCCACTCGCGATCGGTATACGTCGCGCTGTCCAGGTCAAGGATCGTGCGCCATGTCGACCCGTCGTCGGAGATTTCAAGGATCAGGTCCAGCGTGCCCGTCGCACCGGGGAGGTACCCGAACGACGTGACATAAACGGCGGACCCAAAATTGTATGAGACATTGCCGCCGGTCGCCGTCTGGGTCAGAAGCGTGGTGATGTCGCTATCGAAGGCATTGGCGACCGTGCCGCCCGCAGATGTGGCGGGGGTGCCGCCGCTAGGGAGCGTCAATGAGCGATGATTGGCGTCCAGGACGTCAATAGTGCCTGCGGGCAGCGTGACAAACTGCGCGCCCTGGTACAGCCCCTGGACGACCTTCTCGATCCGCCACAGATTGATGCCCTTGTTCGACCACGATTTCAGAAGCTCGTCGAGGGCCTGGAAGGCGACATCGATCATCTCGGCGTTCAGCATCTGTGGCGTGATACCGCACAGACGGAACGACCGATCGAATATCTGCTGGACCGTTAAGGTCGAAGTTGAGACGGCGCCTGACGTGGCCATGGATCACCCATCCGGCTGATCCCCGTTGGCCACGCCGTCCGGCGCAGGCTCTTCGCTGGGGCTGTTGTTGTTCAACGTATCGTTCTGCTTTCGCGTCTGGGCCAGTATGCCCACGATGAGGCCGTTCGCCTCACGCCATGGACGCGCCGAGAGAACCTCAAGCACATAATCCACCTCTTCGCGAGATAGATCAAGCCGGTACCTTGGCGGGGTGTCGATCACAATCCCACGCCGATCTGCACAATGGTCAATTTCACGCCGGAAGCGCCGGTGCCACCGCTGGTGACGTTCAAACGGACCGCCCGGCACGGCTCTGTGATCGCGCCCTGGATGTTTCCTGTCGCCCCGACCAGCGTGGCGTCGTGGGCGCTGAACCAGTTCATGCCTGACTGGTCTGTGACGAACGGATCGTCCAAGCTAACCTGAACGGTCGCCGCGATGTTTTGGGTCGCGGTGATCGCCATGCCGACGTTGAAGGTGCCGAGGTTGATGTCCAACGGCACGACTTCGCTGGTCGTGTTTGCCGTAACAGTAACTACGGTCGGTCGCATCGCACCCTCCTACCGGGTTTCGTTCCAAAAAATAGTGCCGCTCACTGTTGCGGCTCCGGTGTATTCCAGAGCGGTCAACGCCAGAGCGGCGGGGTTCGCTCCGTCTATATCCAGGGTCAGCGGCAAACGCCCCAACAAATTTGTGCTGTCCGTGCCAGGGTTGTTTGGGCTCCCGCCCCCTTGTTGTGCGGCGGGGACGTCGAACGCGTTGACGGGCAGACCGTCCGATATGCTGGTCATCGTGACATTGTATTCCACAATGCTGTCAGCGTGGGCGCTGACCCATGAACCACCGGTAATGGTGGGGTTCCAGAGCACGGTGCAGTGAACGATTTCTGTTTGCGCCAGCGCGCTAACGCCGCTCGGGATAATCTGTCCCCGGTTCACGATGCTGTTAAACGTCTCCTTGGGCCGGATAGCGATGATGGGGACCGGCGTAGTCCCGCCATCGACGGCGATCGGCGTGATGCCGTTCGATGCACAAACCGGAACGCCACGCGTTTCCTCGAACCCGCCCTCTGAGATGACGGTGCAGCAAACGGATTTCATGGACTTAGACGACGACACCGCCGCCTTGTTGCGAATCTCCCAGCGTACCGGCAGGTTCGCCGTGGTGATATACACGCTATCAAGCACGTTTGCGTGGCGGAATTGATGGACCGGATAGATTGTCCTGCCGATCACAATCCCCGCCACGACGTCGCCGACGCCGAGCCATTCCATGTCGATATAGAAAATTTCGGCTTTAGTGGCGTCCAAGGTCAGTCCGCTGGGGCCGGTTCCATCCAGTTTGTCGATATTCCAGCCCGACTGCGGAGTGTCCGTGTCGACCACTGAACCCGTTATTTTGGTCCTCTTCCGTAGGGATACCGTCCCGTTTTCCTCTACGATGAAAAACCCGTTGTCGTCATCGCCGTAGCCGAAATACTGTTCGGTGTTGACTTGGCCGGAATCAAACGTGTTGGTCATCATAACCAACTGTGATTTACCCGGCTGATAGCGGATGTACTGGCGCGACTGCCGAACCGCCCGATCTCCGCTGGCGGTCGTCACGTTGAGGTTACTGGATGATTCGTTCGGCAGGTGGGTGATGGTCGCTGACCCAACCGTTTTCTCGTAGAAAAACAGGTTTGCCAGGGTGTCGTATTGCTGCTGACTGTCGAACAGCGTTACGGGGTTGCTGACGCGGACGCGGCCAAACGCATCGGTCAGGGTCAGCGGCAGAGACGTTTTATTGCGGCCATGGATCATCCGAAACTCCAAACCCGGTACGGCACCGTACCAGTTCCAGCGGTGACAATAACCGTCTTCGTGGAATAGTTTTCCAGCGAAATCGTTTCCCCGGCCTTAACCGTCATGGTGTCGCCGCCGGTCGCCAGCTTCACGTTCAGATCGTTCGTGGCGTCATCATTGATGATGACCAGCTTTAACGAATTTCGCGGCAACGTGATTGTCGTGTCGGTGGTCGTTGCCGATCCTTCGTTTGAGGTGTAGTTCGCAATCGAGCCATAGTTCATCACGCGTCTCCGCCACGAATCTCCTCGATGGTCTTGCCGCCGTAGCCGTACAGCTCGCGACGGTCACTCCAACTGTCGAGCAGGACGCAACGTCCCGCCGTCACGACCTTGATGCCTTTGGCCGACGCGAACCCCAGCCAGTATTCGGTACAGGCCCGGCCAGCCTCTCCAGCATTCTGGTTCGGGTAGGCGTAGTCGCAGCCGAACATCCAGATCTCGGGGCGCTTCTCATAGACCGCCAGCGCCACGGCATATGCCACCGTGCTGTTCAGATACGGCAGGGACACCATCCCGAGAACCTCTTCCAGCGGGAACGCCACGCTGGTGGGGAACCGGGGATCGGGCACGCCGGTGTAAATCGGAACGTCCAGTTCCTGGTACCGCTTCGCCATTACCGGGTCGGGCTCGACCACCACGTCCTTTTCGGTCGTGTGGTAGCCTGACATGGACCCCGCGGGGATCGTGAACCCATCGGCGTAGTCGCCCAGAGGATCGATATGGAACGCACGGTCGCAGCGGATCACCGTCGACATCGTATTGATCGCCCAGATCTCGTGATCCGCGATCATCGGTCGGTTGGCATCCAGCAAATTCATGTGCATGTAGCTGACATGCGAATTGCCCATCGCGACGATGCACACGGGCTTCGGTTTAGACGGAGCAACCGCCCCCGATTTCTCAGGGGCGGTTTTACCCGTTTTCCGGCTCTTCGCCGGTTTAGGCTTGGTCGACGCCATACAGCGTTTCCTTCGCGGATGCGTCGACGATCATCGTCAGGGTGACGTATGTCGACCCATCCATGGCCGTCTGCGGATCAATCGTGCCGCGAGTGTCGCCCTTGGTCGCGGTGGCGGCGGTTGTCACCCCCACCACGAGGGTTCCGCCCGTGACGGACAGACCGTTTTCGGTATGGCCCGCGCACTTGCCCAGATCGTCAAGCAGGTACGGCAGGCCGAGAATGTCAGCGGTGCCGATGTTGATGGCATCGCCCGCCGTCGTCGTGGCGAGATTCGAACTGGCACCCGACACAGTCAGAAACGCTTTCTTCCCGTTTACGGTGCCGGTCGGACCGACGATGTCCTCGGAAAGGGCTTCGCCGTACTTGTCGGTGCCGCTGATGGTGAACGTCACGCTCGAATTGTCCGCCGTCGCGGTGATGGACACCGCCCGAGGAACGTCGAACGTCGCCACACTCGTCGAGACCAACGCCCCGTTGAGAGTGAAGCTCGCCCCGGCTGTCGCCGTGGTGTAGGCCCCGTCCACCACACCGTCCGCGTCCAGCGTGGCCGGTGCGCCGAGTTGCACGACCACCGCCACAGCGGATTCGTCATGAACCTGGACGCCCAGGTCGTGTCGACCCGCCGGGTTGCTGGAGTCGAGGATGTTTCGACCGTAGTAAGCGCCACCGATCTGAAGGCCGTCTTTATGGTGGGTCATATCTGACCTCCCTTGCTAGGGGGCGGCCACCGCCGCCCCCGTTGAACGGTCTCCGAGCTAGACGCCCGCAGTACCCCACACGCAGCGCGGGTCGGTCCATCCGGGGATGTACCGTTCCGTGCATTTATAGCGCATGGAGTCGGTTTCAAAATCACCTTCCATCGACTTGTCCATCGGACGGCGCATGGCCAGACGCAGGCCCTTGGGGGCGTCGGTCTGGATCCACCAAGCCGTGGACGACGTCAGGCGGGTGAGCGTGGTCGCGCCCTTGCGGAGCAGTCCCATCGACCGAACGGGGTTGATGTCGTTGTCCGCCGTGCCCGGGCGCAGAGCCGTCTTGAGGATGGTCTCCGCCTGGAACATATTGTCAGGGCTGACGATCAACTGCTCCGGCACCAACCGGATCTTCAGGCCGTTGTTGTTAACGGCCTTGCGGATCTGGATCAGCATCTGCTCCACCGACGTCTGCGAGAGGTTCGCCGCCGTCGCCAGTTGATTGCTGAAGTTGGAGTTCTTAATCGGATGCGCGGTGTTCACGAGGGACACACCGTCGCCGCCGACGTAGGAACTGTTGAACGCTCGGTTTAGGATGTTCGCGCAGAGCGTCTCCTTGGTCTCAATCATCGACTGAGAGAGATGCTCCGAGAACGTCCGACCGATGCCGATGTGGTCGCCGTCTTCGACCAGCACGCGCGTCAGAGCGAATGCGAGGCCGTAGACACGGTAGACGTACCGCGCGAGGAAGAGCACGCCACCGGCATCGTAGGTCACCGGAGTGCCGTCAGGCAACTCGGGGGCCGATCCGAAACCGTACATCACGGGCTCTTCATGGTAATTCCGGGGCGTGCCTCGGAACTGCTTGAACACCGCCTTCCACTCATCCCCGCGTTGGGAATAAATGCCCTCGAAGGCCTCGTTCATGATCGGTTCAACGATGGACTTGAACCGGGTCGATGTCATCGGGGTTGCCATTGTTCAGTCCCCCCCCTAGATGGCCGCGACGTCAGCGGTATAGGTATGCTCGCTGATCCGCACGTAAACGCGGGTGTAGGTGTTGCCCCACTCCTCGTTCACATCGTTGGAGAGATCCACGACGCGGAATCCCGCGTTACCCGCTGCGCCAGCGAGAGTGCTGGACAGCGTGCAGGACGACAGACCGGTGTCGGTCGAGCCGTTCGTGGCGTTAGAATGGTCAGCCTGATCGCCGATCGCCGTCTGGGCGAGACTTCCGTCGCACTCACACTCGTAGATGATCGACTGATCCGTGTACACGTAACAATAAATGGACGTGTTGGCCTTGGTCGTGGTCGAGGCGGGCCAGTAAGAGCTGACGACCTGACGACCCTGAGCGTCGGTATACTCGCACCCGGCGAAGACGCCGAGAATGCGGTTACCGGCGGTCGCCGGGACGATCAGGCCAGCGGTGCCCATCTCGATCGGTTGGTTGCAGTAGATTGTCGTGCCGTAACCAGAAGCGAGACCACCTTGAATGATCTCATGCTGGACGGGACGACCCGATTCGGTCCGCACGGGGCGGAAACCGAAAGGAGCGGCTGTATCAGCCATGGTGGGGTCTCCCTAGGTTTCAAACGTCGGTTTCTTGGGCACCTTGCCCAGTTCCCTGATCGCCGCACCCACCATCACGTTCGAACCATACTCGGTTAGCTGATCCTCCAAGGCCCCGACATCCTGGCGGATGGCTTGCTCGGTACCAATCGGCTCGTTGTGATGCACATGCATCATATAAGCCTCGTAGATGTCCTGCGGAATCTTGAACAGGACCATCTCCCGGATCTGCACGCCGTTCGCGAACTGACCTTCCTTGACCTTCCCGAACTCAAAGTCGGGGCCGACCTCGTCGGCAGTGACCAATTCGTAGCCCATCCGCATTCGGTTCTGGATGGAGTCCTGCACGTTGGTTGTACTCAACCAGCACAGGTGCCATCCGTCGATCTTTGGGGGTTCCGGCAGAATGTCGAAGTTCATCGGGGTGATCAGCGTCCCAGTGTTATCGTCATGGGTCGCCCTTGGATCATCCCCACCTCGTTTTCCCGCCCTACGGGACGACCGGGGGTCGTCATCGGTTCGCTCTCGCCGCATCGCGCGCCTTCCGCTCTTCGGCTTCTCGTTGAGGGGTGTTAAATCCTCATCTCCGCCGCCGGTGGCGCGCTGTTGCGGCGGCAGGTCGTCCTCATCATCGAAGATCGGCCCGATCGCTTGCGTCTTAGGTTCGCTCATTTTTAGTCTCCCTGTCAACCCGTCGCGCCAGCGGCGCTCTGACGGTAGCGTTGAATCATCTCTTTGCGCTTTTCGGGTTCGTCCCACATTCCGAGGTCTTTCAGGTGGTTAATGTACTCTCGCGGGATGCCGTTGATGTCATCAGCCGCGCTTCCGACACCTCGGTCGTCACCGCCTCCGCCAGCGTTTGGAGACCTCCGACCCCTGTTGCCCCTCGGACGCGGCGCGGGTTTCGCCCGTCCGTCATCGTACTCGTCATCATCCAGATCGTCGCCACGCCGACCCGCCGGGAACCTATCCGGCAGGGCTCTGCTCGCGCGTGAACGAAGCTCGTCCCAGTATTCCTTCTGAGACGGGTCGAACCCCTTGTTGGTGAGGGCCGTATCGAGCGCGTCCACGATCAGGCTGTCCTCGTCCTGCCCGCCGACCGTGTACCAGGATTTGTTTTCCTCCATGAACGCCTCGGCATGACGCCGGACCGCCTCGTCGACCTTCGGCGCACTAGGCCGCCCAGCGCCCTTTG